GAACCATCTGCGTTTATTATAGTAACAAAGCTCACAGTTTTACTACCTACAGAAGTATAAACAGGATAAAACAATACAGGTTTACCTATATATGAATCTTGATTATCATCTGCACTCCAACCCCATTGTGTAGTTGTAGAACTTGAATCGTGTATGTCTACAAGTCTTTCAAACTTCATATGTCCGAATGGTAATTCTACTTTATATAAACCACCATCTAATGCTTCGTTATTGTTGTAGTCAGATGTACCCCATTCTTTGTTGAATAGTTGATTGTGTATTGCTGCAAAGAAACTATCTGTATCTTCATAACCAAATTGTATTTCTTTAAATGGTAAAGCTACATTTACTTGTCCTTGATCTATATCTACATATTCTGTTATATCGTATGTTGTTCCTCCTGAGTAATAACTATCTAAAGTCTTAACTACTATAGTTCCTGAGTTGTTTACAAAAGCTGTTAAATTAAACATCTTAAACAATCCTGATAAAAAGTCTATAACTTTCATTTCCGGTATTTGACTTGTTATTACAAATTCAAAGGTTGCTGATGCTGTATAACTACCTGTATTAAATTGGTCAATAATTAAAGGACTGTCTGATTCTTCTATATCTATCTCCCACCCTATATTAGTAAATGTTACTGCACTTGTAACTGTTATTGTTACTGTATAATCACCCTCTGAAACTGTTGAGCCACCTTGAGTATATAGGTTTATTGTTTTAGAAGCTGATATAGCATTTTCAGAATAAAAACTTACTCCATCTTTTTCTATTAATAAATCATAAGTTCCTGTCGGACTTAATAGCTGTAATGTGAACGCTGTTCCGTGTGTTGCTGCATCTTCTGTTATTCTTAAAGTAGAGGTATTTATCATTGAAGTATAGCCTGAACTTCCTCCTGCAACACTCCAACCATCTACTAAACTTGGAAAATTTGTAATTTGGTCTCCTGTTTCTACTACACCTTTTTTTCTGTGTAGCCACATAAACAATTTAGAATATTGGTCGTTACTTGTTTCTGTAAAGAAATCACTTGAGAATGTAAGACTATATTGTGTTTGTATAGCTTCTAGAATGTTGTGTACTCTTATAGCGTATTTTAAGTTATCCCATCTTACGCCGTGTTTGTTACTTGATGGATCTAAGTTGCCTGTATTGTGGTCTGTATCTCCACTATCATAATATAGTCTTTGTGTATGTGTTATAAGAGGTACTATAATATCATTAGATGCAGGATTTCTTTCTAAATATGTTTGTATATTACTTGCATCAAAATCTTTGTTTAATGAGTTAAGAGATGTAAGTACGTTTAGCTTATCTTCTCCTATTATGTCTTTAAGGTCTACTGTATTGCCAAAAAATGTAACTCTATATGCTGAGGGTTGATTGCTTTTCATATCTACACCCTCTAATTTTATTTTACCCTCTTTAAAAGGTATGTGGTTAAGTTCGATTCTTGCTGCTACTTTCTTACGAGCATCAAATGCACTCTTAGTTAAAGAAGTGTTAAGAATATCAAAGTTGTAGTAATGCTTAAATAGTTTGTTGTTTACTTGAGATGCAGGTAATGTAAAAGTCTTTGTAAAAGTTGTAAAGATTTTAGCTATATCTCTTACGTTTTGAATAGTATCAGTTAGGCTTACTGTTTCATCTTTAAATAAGTCTACTCTTGTATCTTGTATGTATAATTGTAACTCACGCTTCATTATACTATATTATTGATGTGGTCGTTTGCAAACTCAACCTCTAATGTATATTGTATTAGTTTGTCGTTTACAGATGTTTTATGTGTTAATGAGCTTGTTACTATACTACAAGGTCTCCATACATCATAATAAACCCATACATACTCACTTAGCATAATATCTTGTATTACTTCGTTATAACACTCATCTATGTAGTCGGTGTTTAGTGTAAGCTTTGTTCTTCCGTTCTTGTTAAAGACTTTTGTTTGATGGTCTTTATTGTTATAGCTCGATGTAGAATAAGTAAATATATTACGTTTAAACTTTTCTTCTTTTGTGTTAAATGTTTCTATATTCTTTAAGAAAAAGTAAAACTCTTGAAACTGACCATATTTGTTAAGGTATATTGATTTTACATTTGTGTACTTAGGATTGCATACTCTTGTAATATTATATGTTCTTGCAGGAGTATCTACTGATGTTGCAGCTGCACCTATTGAAAACACCGACAAAACAGGAGTAGCATCATCAGTCCATCCTACGAGTCTACCTGCTGTATTATCAGGCAAATATATAATACCATCTCCACCACAGTCTCCAACATAAGTTGGGTCTTGACTTGTTGTTAAAGCTGTATTAACTCCATCTTTAAACTCACTATATCCATCAAAGCCTGTATGGGTTACTGCAGGCTGTGAGCCTTGATTTGTACCTGTGCCATCTAATCCTGTATAAGTTGTAATTACATAAGATATATCTACTGTATCGGCTACTGCTATAACTCCTGTGAAGTTTAAATCTATGTAATCTCTTGTTAGGCTTGATATTTCAAATACTGTTCTATTGCTTGTAGCGTTTTTTAATATCGTGTAACGAAGTGTGCCATCTATCGTAAGCTGCATTTTAGCTGATAAATGTGATGCAGTAGTTACTGTAACAAAGTATGGACTTCTTAATAATATTCTTGCCATTATTCCTCTACGTTAAATAAAAATTTAAAACTATTGTCTGTGTCCTCAGCAAATTCTTTTGGTAAATCTACTTTTAGTTTGTCAAATGCTCTTTCAAAAGGTGCAGTAAAAAACAAACTTGGTTTTATACCTTTGTTAAATACACTTCTTGCTATTAAGTATTGTAAACTCTTTCTTGGGACAAATCTACCTTTTTTGTCTCTTGTTCCTTTTATGCCTTTTCTAATAACCCATTGGCTAAAAGCAGAGGCAGGAGGCATCTTAGATTTAAAACTAAATGGTGTTCCGTATTTTTGCTTTTTACCACTAACACCCTGATCTTGATAATAACCATATTCTTCCATAAAGAAAGTAAGCGTTGTTGCATCAGGCGTTTCGTTAATGTTATATGTTAAACTATTATATAGTTTTTTACTTACGTTTCTACGCTTCTTTGTAAGGTTTGTTCTTGCTTGTTTTATAACATACTTAGCAAATCTATTTAACTCTCTTTGTACTCTATTTAACTGCATACGTTTATGTCATTTGCGATTAATACATTAAACGTACAAGCTACACCTGCCATTTGATTCTCAAACCTTTCATAAAAGAACTCACAAGAAGCATCTCCATCTAATTGGTATTTGTCTCTATATAGATCGCCTTTGCTTAGTAACCCTACTAATTTGTTTGCTACAGCTAATTGTGTGTTTATAATATCTTGCTCGTTGTTGTTGCCTCTAAATATGTCTGTTACCTCATCTTTTGATTGATCTACAATATCCATAGACATTACTGTAATGTTAAAGTTGAGGACTTGTTCTTGTATTGTTACGTTGTTTACTATTATATGACTTAAAGGAAAGATTGTTTGCTTTGATAAGTCTATGTCGAATATGTCGCCTGTTGTTACAGTATTGACATTCTCATCATTTAAGAGATTAGTCTTAATAGTGTCTGTGATTTGGTAATAGCCTCTTACTCCTTGATTCATCGATTAAATTTACTTTTTATATTCTTTGATTCTACCTCTGCTTTTTCTTTCATAAAACTTAAAGCATAAAGACAGGTATGTATGTTTAGTTTAGTGATATCTTCAAATCTTCTAATATCTCCTTGAGAGAGTCCGAAAAGTGATTGATACCATCCCCATTTTCTTCCGAAGTTAGATACTGAGCTAAGTTCATTTCCTTGTCCTCCTCCAAAGAGTTCAGCATAGCTTTCGACAAGTCCATCCCTAAATTGTAAAAAAAAAGTATAGAACTTAAAACAGCATCCATTGGCATTGACTTCATTACTTCAGGATTATCACCTGTATAGTCTTCTATCAAATATCTATCTTTATATTTTTGCTTTATAGGTCTATAGAGAACATTCATAGCTCTATGTATATTTTCCATATCTCCTATGTAAGTGTCAAGATCTATATACTCTCCAAAGCTCATATCTTCTAACTTAGGTATAAAGCCATAAGTTCTTCCGTTTAGCTTAAACTCTTTTACAAGCTGAGGTTTTTCATTAAACATATCTGTAAGTATCATTGTTACATCTTTGATACTGTTTGCTTTCATAGCCATTATTGTATCGCCTCTTAGTCCACAAAATATTTCTATCATTTTTATAGCTAAGAAGTTCTCATCTTCATTCTCAGATTGTATCTTTATATACTTTTGATATTGACCTAAAGTAATCTCGCTAAGAGTATCAGGAATATAAACCTCTACTTTCATATATATATAACGTAAAAAATAAAAGTTTTAGAGTATAAAAAAACCCCTACATTTCTGTAAGGGTTTCTAATGTGTGGGTTAAGCTCTCCTGCTTACGTTGATAAGTATATAGGTTGTACACCCTTAGCTACTTATTGATTATGTATGCCCTTGAATGATGCAGTTAACTCCCTGTGGGTACATCAAACTTTGTTTGTGTTGTAGAATTAACTACACATCAAATATACAAACAAATGTTAATAAAACAATACCCTATATAGACTTTAACATAATTTTAACATTTCTTTAACATTTACCTTATTGCATACTTACCCCTATTAGGATTCTTGAGTTGCATCATTAAAGCGTATCTTGCAGCATCTATACAGTCAGGGTGTGTGCCTGTAGGTTTTTGTAGATTGTTGCCCTCTTTGTCTTTATCCCATACATAGCCTTGCAGCTCTCTTATTAGATTCTTAGAATGGCTTGTTATGTAGATTTCGTTTTGGTTGATTAGGTTAATTCCGTACACTATAGAATCTCTACCTTTTGATACAGGGAATACTTTGTGTCCATAGTTTCTTAGTTCTTGAATTGACTTAGGCTCTGCACTATCAGCGTATATGTTTTCTCGTATCTCGTTTTGTTTAATGAAATAGCTGAGGTCTCTATTTAACATTCCCTTTCTATATAATACCTCATCAAATATATAAGCGTGATTCCATTTATATAGTCTTATAATAGTAGAGGGATCTACTGAATAACCAAAGTCTAATCCTGAGCAAAGTAATCTTGCTTCGTTTGGTATTTGGTCTATAGGTTTCCAATCAGGAATACATACACCCTCTAAACTACCTATTTGTCCAAGTCCATATACTTTCCACCAATTCGCCCAATATGTTGAGGTCTTACCTTTCTCTTTTGCTTTCTCTATTTCTTTTACTATTGTCTTGGGTAGGCTGTTGTTGTCTTTGTAAGTAAGGGTTATAAAGTTTGTATCTTGTTGTCCTACAAGTTCTTTATCTACCCAAAATAAATTAGCAGGATTGAAGTCAAGCCAAATGTTTCCTGATGTTCTGACTGCTAATTGTTGGTAAGAATCAAAGCTAACATTATTACACTCGTTTATAAATAAGTCTGTTCTTCTCGCACCTCTTAGTTTGTCAGGCTGATCTGTGCTAAAAAACTCTATATAGCTACCATTACTAAATTCGTATTTTAAGGTACTTTTATTGAACTTTCTATCATCGTACCTATTCAAACCCTTTAAGATGTTTAAGAAGTCTTTTAAAGCACCTCTACGCAAGTGTGGTATAGATTCAGCTACTATGCTTATTTCTTTTCCTTTATTGCGAATTGCATAGTCTATAAGGATTGCTATTATGCCTATTGTTTTACCTGCTGATGATCCTCCTCTAATGATGCGAACTCTTTTGTTAAGTTCTCGTAGTTTGTTTAGTGCTGAGGTTTTGGTTATTTGCATTAATCAATAAATAAAGGTACATCTTCGTTTATGTGTATATCCTTTGTTTCTTTTGGTTTACCTGCTACATAGTTGTAGTATAGTTGTACATATTTGAAGTCGCCTTTCTCTAAACCTTTTTTAAGAGCTTCAAATGCTAATGGCTCAAGTGGTGTAAGTTTCTCTATTAGTTTTA